CCGATCGGCCCATCGATGATCGCGCGCAGCGCCACCGGCTCGATCGCGTGCGCCCGGCCGAACAGCCGATCGGCGATATTGGGATAGGCAACGGTCATGACAAATCCGACTCAGGGTTTCGCGGGCTTCGGCGGTGTCGGCTTCGGCGCCGGCTTCTTGGTCGGTGCCTTCAATGTCTTGCCCGACGGATCCGGAACGAGCTGCTCGTCTGCCGCTGGCGCGTTCGGATCGGAGTCCGGTGGCGGTTCGCCGATGATGCTCCGCAAGCTTTGTGTGCCCGACAGCTGGATGCCGAGCCGATCGGCGCGCGCCGCATCCTCCGCGATGCGCTGGTCGACCTCGGCGGCGTCGTTGCCCTCTTCCTCGATCACCTGCGATCGCGCCTTGAAGCCGGCGTCGACCGCCAGGATTTCCGCCTGGCGATCCTTCAGCGGATCGATCCACATCCAGCGCGGCGGAATCCAGTCCATGCGCAGATAGTCGCGAGGGTTGTCGGCATAGCCGTCGAAGTTGAGCGCCCCACCGATGTGCGCAAAGTCCATGAATGCGCGAAACACTGGCAGGCAAAGCTGAACGACGATGATGTCCTTCTGCAGCGACTCGCCGCGCCGGCGCGCCTCGATCATTGCGGCACGCTGGTTGCCGTAATTGGCCTTCACCATGTCGCCGGTGACACCAGCATAAGGCAGGCCGAGCGCGGCGCAGATCCGCGTCAGCGTCCGGTACTGGAACGGCTCGTAGGACTGCCCGCTCTCCGCCGGCGTCGCCGTCTTGACGTCTTCGCCCGGCAGCAGCACGTGCGCCGAACCGGGCTCCAGCTTGACGCCGGCTGCCCCATCCTCGGCCGGAGCGGACTGCTTTTCCTTATCGAAGAACTCACCGTCCGGATCGGGGCGGGTGATGAACAACGAGAATAGCGCCGCGGTCTTCTTGCGCTCGATCTCGGCATCATCATAGACGTCCAAAGACCACAGTGGCACGATCGCGGCGGTCAATCGCGTGAGCCCGCGGATCTGACCGGCCTCCAGCGGGTCGAAAATATGCAGGATCTGGCTCGCCGGCACGCGAACGCGCTCGCCGAACTTCGGCGCCAGCGTGATATCGCCAGGATTGACGCGCCAGAAGTGATAAGCGACGCGCCGGCCGATCTTGTCGAATTCGATGCCCTGGCGAATCCAGTTGCCATTCGACAGCGGCATGGTGAGCCACAGCGGCAGCTGCTCCGACGGCAGCAGTTCAAGCTGCAGCGGGATCGACAGGCCGTCTTCGATGTAGCGCGGCCGCAAGCGGACAAAGACTTCGCCCGCGATGAACAATTCGCGCGCAACGCGCTTCTGCAGGCCGTAGAGGTTGGTGATACCTTCGGCGTCGGCCTCGGTGACCCATGTCGCCCACAACTCGTGAACGCTTTTCTTCTGGTCCGATGCCGCCTTCGCCGCTGCGTCGGCACCGTCTTCCTCGATCTCCGGCACCGGCAGGGGAGACTTCCAGCTCGGCTTGATGCCGGCGCCGATCAGATTGGCGGCAAAGCACTCGACGGCGCTGATGGCATAACCGTTGTTGCGCGCGAGATAGCGCGCGCGGGCTAGCGTGTTCGGCCCGGACTGGTTGATCAGCGTGTTGACGTGGACGCGCGACGGGATCCAGCTGCCGAGCCGGCGGCCTATGCGCCCGGCCTCGAGCCCGATGCCGTCGCTCAAACCGCCGAAGGCTTGCGCAAGCGCGCGGCCGGCGGAGGCGAGCGCGCGTGTCGCGCTTCTCAGCATGCCTCAGAGGCCCTTGTGCGAGTGAAAGCGATAGGTGCGGAGAATCTTGGTGCCGTTCAACGCGGCGATATCGGTCTCCACATCCTTGATCGCCGCCTGGATCTCGGCGATCGAACGATACTTCGTGGTGCGGCCGGCATAGCTGACCTCGGACTTGCCATTGGCGATCGCCAGCTTCAGCGCGTCGAGGCGTCCCTGCAGCGTCGCAAGATCAGCGGGCATCGTTGTCAATCCATGAAGCCGGAGCGCGACGATCGACGCGTGAATTTTGAAATCTGCGGGCCCGGCGCTTGCGGCGGCCGCGGCGCCGGCGTCGCCGGGTTTCCTTGCGGCGCGGCTGTCGCCGAAAATAACGGTGCATCGAACAGTTCAGACTGCGCCTCGCGCGGCGGCGTCTCGCGTTCGGCCTCGATCCTCGCCCAGATCGCCTCCGGAAGGCCGCGGACGCCGTATTTAATTGCGGCCGCCTCAGCCTGGAGCATGGTGTCTAGGCCTTCGTTGGCCTGCGTCTCATCCTTGGTCCAGCGGTAGACGACGAAGCCGTGGCGTTTCTCCGGTGTTCGCCGTTCCGCGGTCAACTGACGGAAATATTCGTCGTCAAGCCCTGTCGGAAACGCGACGTAGCCTTGGGCGAGCTGATCTTCCTTCGCCAGATTGCGGTACAGCGCCATTTTCAGCACCGACGTACCGAAATTGAAGAAGCGCTTGGCATATTTCAGCAGCTTGCCGGTGCGCTGGTTGCGTTCCTTCTTGACGCGGGCCAAGAGAGGCGCGGTATCCGCGCCAAGACCGCGGACCATGATCAGCTGCGACGCCAGATGCTTCTTGGCAAAGCCCCAGACATCCTCGGTCCAGGCGTTACCGTCGATCGCCGCCCCATCGAGGCCGATTTTTTGTCCTGATACATTGGTCCAGGTTTGCTGCAGCAACGCCGTCAGCCGGTCCTGGCATGACGCTTCCGAAATGTGGCCGGGCGTCACGAAATAGTCGATCACGAAGCGGCGGTGATCGCGCCCGAAGGCAACGAGCTGGCTTTCGACGCGGTCGGCCTGGCAATCGGAGCCCATGAACAACAGCAGCGCGCCGGCGGGGATGGTCCCGCGTGGATAATCAGATTGCGCAGCGCGATCGCGGAGCTTCTCCCAGGGCGGCGCCTCGCTTGCGGCCTTGTAGGCCTCGCCGGCGGTATCGTTGAGAAAGGTCTTTTCGGCCTCGGGGTCGCCCTTGGCCTTCAGCCATTCCCGCGCGATGCGCTCGAACGACTGCAAATACGAATAGGCCGACCAGATCCAGAACGAGCGATGCTCGCGCTTCGCCGAGGGATTGTGCGCGCGAAACTCCAGCCGCTCCAGCATCTGTCGGCGATGGTGCTCCTCGATCGAGCACCCGCAGGCGACGCAGGTGAAGTGCGCCTCTTCCGGTTTGGCCGGATCGAGCGCCGCATGCATGTTCTCCCACTCCAGCACCTGCATCTCGTCGCAGTGCGGGCAAGGCACATAGGGAAATTCCTGGCTGCCGGCCTCGAAACTCCTAGTGATCCGGCAGCCCGGCAACACCAGCGGCGTCGAGGCCTTGAGGATTTTTGCGAACTCGTGGGCGCGCGACCGGCTGTCGGCCTGCGATTCCGGGTCGCCGGCGGCATTCATTTCCCACTTCGACAGATCGTCCTGCACCTGGCGGCGCATGGTGACCTGCGAGAGCGACGACGGCGAATTGGCGCCGGAGATCAGGATGGCGCCGAGGCCGTCGCGATGTTCCTTCAGTAGAACGCTGTTCGAACCGTCGCGCGATTTTTCCGGAAACAGCCCGCGCAGCGCGGGTGTTCCCTTCAGCATCGGCGAGAGCTTCAGCTTCGACCAGCGGCTCGCGTTGTCGTCGGTCGGATGAACGACCAGGAAATCACAGGGGTCCATCGCCATCGACCCGCCGAGGAAGAGGTTGGCGATGACGGTCTTGCCGATCTGCGCTGAGCCGGCCAGCGTGACCGTTCGGCACGGATCGTCGGGCGAAAGCGCCGCGAGGATCGGGGCGACGTGGGGAAACCGTTCGACATTGAACGGCCCCGGGAATGGGCTCTCCCGTTCGCTGAAGACGATGTTGTCCGCTGCCCAGGCAAGATAGTCGACTGGCGGCGGCGGTTCGAAGACGCGCGCCATAGCTTCCATCGCCAGGCGCTCGGCGTTCGCGAGCTGGATACCCATCGCCGCTCAGTCGACGTCCGGCAGCTCGGCGTCGACGGTTGCCGGCAGCTCGGTCGCGATGTCGCGGAATGTCTTGGCCGCGGTCGCCCTCACCTTCCGAAACTCCGATCGCAACAGATGCAGCACGTCGCGCTGCGGAACTTCGAAACGGGCCGAGACGGCGGTCGCGAGCTCTGGGAGCGAACCGTCCATGATCGCCATCATCTTCGTCGCTAAGGTGCCCATCTGCCGCGCGGCATCGGCTGCGTCGGTGAACCTGCCTGATCGTGCCGCTTCGTCTTCCGCCTCGCGCCGGTTGGCGCGCCGCAGCTGGTCTAACCGTTGCTGCTTGATCGCGTCGGCGATCGGATCGCTCGGAGGCGATGGTGCCGCTTCCCTGTGCGGCGCCTCGGACGTCGGAGGCGCTACCGAAGGCGCCGGTGTCGGCAAATCGAGATTGGTGGCGACGCCGTTGCCGGTCAGCTGGCCGACGTCGAGCGCCTGGCGCAGCTGCAACGTGGCGACGGTGACGTTGATCTTGGCGTTGCGCCCGTCGCCGACCAGCGCGTCACGCTTGATCTTGCCTTCGGATATCCACTGCGAGACCCGGCCAGGCGAAACATTCCGGAGCGCGGCGAATTGCCCTTTCGAGACCACGTCGCCTGAAGTCGCAGCATCCACATCGCCCTCGGTGAATTGAGGCGCCCTCTTTAGGCCCCTTCTTGAGCTGTTTAGGCTCGATTTTAGCGCTCAGACTGGCGACATTTCGCGGCGAATTGACCCGTTCGCGTTGCGCGCCAGGGAGGACCCGCGCGCTATCGCGCTTCCTCGATGAGCTTATCAAGGCCGGCCGCTGCGAATGCAGCGTAGACGTCGCGCAGCCAGGCGCGGACGTAGCCGATCAGGATGCGCGACTGCGATTGCTCGATGAAGGTGCTGTAAGCCATCGCGACTTTCTGCACCTCGGTGCAAGCCCTCGCCTCAAGATGCGGGATCAACACGCTGCCCGACTTTGCCAGTGCGGCCGCGAAACGTGGATCGGCCTCCCATTCCTTGTAGCCGGCCTCGTTGATGTAATTCTTCACAAGCAAGTGCAGCGCGCCCGCGCCAAGCTTTTCGGCAATGCCGGAGATCTCCGACAGGCTTGCCGCGCTGGGTCCAAGCACATGCAGCAGCGCGAGGTTGAAGTGGCCAGCCCGGACATCGTCCAGCAGCCCTGTTCGATCGAGCGATTCCAGCACTTCGGTGAAAAGCCCGCCCTTGATATCGATCAGCGTCACGCCGCGCAGCCGATCGAAGACCCGCATCTGGTCGTTGATCGATTGCATATCGACGATCTCGCTGATTTCCGCAAACTGCCGCAGATCTCCGTTCGGCCATTGGCTGTCGTAAACTTTGCGGACGGCATTCTGAGCGCGCAGGTAATCATCAAGCGCGCGGCTAATCGTCGTCTTGCCGACGCCGCCTTTGTCGGCGCCGACCATGATCACTAGCGGTTTGGTCATTGTTTCTCCGATCGTCGACAAAAAAACAGGCCGCTTGAATGAACAAGCGGCCCAAGTCTAGGGAGGAAACGCCCAAGGAGGGCAGCGATAGCGCGAGGCGCTACCGCATACCCTATGCAAAGCAAAAGCCCCGAGCGTTGCCGCCGGGGCTTCGAACATTTCAGGCAAGGGGCCGACACGAGCTCGTTGGCTCGTTTGTGAAGCGATCATCAATCGCCGCCGGCGAACTTGGGCTGGGATCCTCTTGGCAGAGGGCGATGCTTACGTCCGCTCGATCTGATGCGGTAAGACCCAAATCGGTACTTTCCGCCCCATCAAATCGACCTCAACACTGATTCGGCCATCGTGTGCAAGTGTCTCGACGACCCCTGGTGGCCATCGACCAATCAGATCGTCGACAAATCGCACCTTCTGCCCGCGCTTGAAGTTGTGGACCACTTTGTCGGACGGACGCGGCGTATTCAGCCCGATCTCGATTCGCCGGATGATCTGGATATCTTCATCGCCGATCAGCAGCGGATAGCCGGAGAACGTCCTTGCGATATCGAACGCGCCAACAATCCGATGAAGCAAGGTCGTGAAGT